ACTTACAACTCCATCAAAAATAACTCTTTATTCATCAATTACTTTCATTGTTTTCGGATTTTTCCCATATGATGACTGTTTCCAATTACCTACTAATTTTTTACCAGCAGGATCAAATAATTCATCAACATTATCTACTCCTTTAACGCCCCTATAAAGCGTAACATACTTTCCTGAATTTTTAAGATAGTTCCACCCTTTTTTAATTTCACCAATAAATGGAATCACAGATGTTGCTGATAATGCCATCATACCATATTCTTTTTGATGTAAATATATAGCTGCATTAACAAAATCTGCAGGGGGAACAAGTACTCCCATATCGCTTAACATATTTTGAACGCCTTCTAAGGTAGGTGCTTCTATTTCATCTGGCTTAAATAGGTCTAATGGCTCACCTTGTTCTTGAACTTTTTTAAAAACTCTATTAGTTGCATATGGTTGATAATCTTGATTAGCCATTAATATTATTCACTTTTAATACCTAATTCTTGATATGAGAATGGATTATATGATTTAATGAGTTCAAATCCACCTACTACACCAAACACACTTTTCATCCACGATTCTACGTTAGCTCCTTGATACGTAATATCTAATTGAGATGTAATATTATCCATTGAACCGTACTCATCTAATAACCAACTAGCATTACCAGGGCCTCCATTAAAAGATGCATAAGTCCAGAAAGTTTTTTCTTCATCACTTAAAGCATTAAAATCTAAGCCTTTATTATTAAATGTATTAAACATCCATTCTTCATTTTGTTTAATGAGCGCTCCAGTAGCACGCCACGCATCATCTGTAGTTATCCATCCTACTTTAATCTTTTGTCCGCTTTCATTCTCCTTATTTTTAAGATCACCTAAAGGGTTTATTTTAGATTTTAAATGACCTTTTTTCAGAAGACTTTCTTGTTCATCAAAAAATATATCAAGCCCTATCATATTGTATGTATCTACTTCTTGTCTATCATCATAATGAGTTCGTCTAATATTAGCATATAAATTAGGTTTAGATACAGCAGAGTCTTTTGGATCTCGCCAGAATGTTTTATGAGCAAATCCTTCTTGCATACCTATAGTATATAATAAATTAGGATCAACATTTAACTCATTTGATGCATCTTTAACATGACCCCATAGTTTTTCAGATTCTTCTAAATATCCTATATGTTTTTTAGGTGGGACTATATATTTAGATACCAAATCTGCAGATACTGTATCGTATATTTTTCTTTTATTAGGATTATGATAAGCATCTAAAAAATTATCATCAAGACTATCTCTAAAATTATTTAAAGAAAACTTCTGTTCTTCAATTTTCCAATCTTTCATTATTAAGTCAATAGCTGTTTGAGTTGATTCTGCCATTACCACTTACCTATAGGACATTTACTAAATCCTAATCTTGTTTTAACCTTCATAAAGCATCCACATTTCTCACATCTAGTGTGTTTTTTTAAAAATTCACATTTGCTACATATATTAATTCTATAGGCTGCTATATCTTGATCAGCAACCATAAAGTCTTTAAACTCATCAAAGAAACTCATTCTTCTATTTCCTTTGGCCTTTTAATTTCTTCTAAAACATTATCTTCAAAACCTTTAAATACAGCTCCTGATATTTGCGTAACTGTAGTTTGATTCTTATCTTCTAAGTCCATTATATCAGATAATTTAAACAAGGCTTTTAAGCGAGTATCAGGCTTATCTGCTGTCTCTGCTTCATTCTTAATACCCTTAAGAACATATGTTTCGTCCATGCCTAATTCTTTAAATAATGGTTTTAATTCTTCTTTCATAGCAGTCCTAACTCTTTTAGTTTTAATTAAACTGCCAGATTTTTCTTTAGCATACCTAATGTTCTTGGTAGGGTATGCTTTTAAGTATGCTTCCTCTGGCTTCATACCTAAAGACAAATATAAGACGAAGACTTGTTCAGTTTTACTAAGACTAGTCCGATCCAAGAGAATGTCTTCAGCTTGTTTGCTGCCACTAAAAGAATAAATATTTACTCTCTTAGAGGTGTCCATCTTTACATTTGGACCTATAGGGAATGTACCAGTACATGTGCCTATATATTCTCTGACCTTATTTTTACCTTTCGAACGCAACATTTGCCCTCGTCTCAATACCTCTATAACGCACTCATCATCCGCTATTACCCAGTCACCTATTTGACCACTCCTCCAATTTTTAACTACCTTAAGATTTTTTGGTAATACGTCTTCCTGTTCGTACACGCGGTGCACTAGTCTTCTTATCTTGTACGTCCTCATCTTTCTTCCCCTTGTTATCTTTAGTTAAACTACTAAGATAATCCTCTAAATACTTTATTCTAGCTTCCAACTTACTTATATCTTCTTTCTGTGCTTTATACTTCTCACCTAAAGTCCATACGTCCATATCATATTCTCCCTACTCACTAACAAAGGCCACGCCAAGTGGCCGTTTGCTCAACTCTTACCGACTTCACAACAGGTCAATCCTGCTATGTCTACATCATCAAAATAATCCTTTAGATCCAGTTCTCCTATTATCCAAGATTTAGAACTAGTATCATCTACTATTTCCTCTTGTATATATTCACACTGATCTTCATCGGGGTTATATAGTATTGTCAAAGTGTATTTAACACCTTTATCTTTTTTATTATCCATTATAACCTCCTTTTAAATTCATATCATATATTATATACTTTTATTCTAAAAATCAAGATTTATTTTAGGGGTCTAAGTGCCTGTAATACAATGACTTAGTAAATTCAAAAAATATAAAATTATTTTGGGGAAGCAATCCTAACTTTTCACGAAGAGAGGGTCTATATATTATGATGTTTCACGACGAGAGAGGTTTCAAAAATTGTAGGATTTTATCGCTTGGCCTTTCAACAGGGTACGGCCGTCAAACAAGGTTTTTCAAAAAGGTTTTTTAGTTATTTTTAATTTAGATTTTTTAGTTAATATTAATATAGTAAAGGAGATAGTATGAATGAAGTAGATGAGGCACTGAGAGACGCGTGTCGTAATGCTAATGTTTTAGTAATGAATGGTATGGCTAATGGTATAGTAGGTGCTATGGCTAGATCAGCAGCTAAAGGTAGGACTCCAGGATGGCAGCAAGTTAAGGCTTTCCAAGAGCTACAGAATATGCAACAGACATTATTACTAGGTGATCCCGCTCAGTATATGAATGGACTGTTAAGTAATCAGTTACCTGCAGCACCAGTAGCACCAGCACCAGCGGTTGATATTAAAGCTTTGATTGCTCAAGCAATTAGAGAAACTATTAAGCCAGAGGCGTTGTTGTAGACTGATAGTTACTTCGAGTTCGGGTAGGCGACATTGTCTACCCTTTCTCACTATTATTAGTATATTATTATTATTTAAGTATATAAAACAGTATAAACGGCTGTAAACCGTGATGTATGCAATGCGTGGTGTATCATAACCGTAACATAGCGTATGTATGCATGTAATATAGTATAAACTTACACTAAACACTCTTGAAAGGAGAATTTATGAAACAATATGAAGTAATAATAGAATGGTACAATGAAATGTGGTATGGTAAGAATAAGAAACATGCTGCTGAAGTAATGGGTAGCAAAAGACTATATGATCAATCTATAGGATATATTGCTGGATTCTGTCAAGCCAAAGCTGATCAAGGCTACGGAGTATCTATTAAAGATTATAAAGGTATTACAATTATACATGGCTTATTAGTTAATTAGAAAGGAGGATAGTAAGTATGAATTGTACTGTATGTGGTGATAATATAGATGATACATTAACACATGATACTGATATTTATGGTATAATATGTTATTTATGTCATACAGAATTAGATGACAGAATAGATATAGATTTAGATAGATAAACTTAGCCGTGAACAGGCTGATATGTAGTTATTATAGTAACTAATGTTATTACACCTATAAATGTAATATATAAAGCATATCTGTAGGTTCGACTCCTACCACGGCAAAAGATTTAGAGGAATAGTGTCTGATGTACACAGATTCTACAGTAGATTGGTTTGGAAACTGTAAGTCCAATCGTAGACTATACTAAAAATAGACTATTCCTTTAATAAATTTATGCATAGTAATGTTAAACATTGAAGACCATGTGCTACCATGTGCGAAGACAAATACTAGTATTAATGGGATATATTTAGGATAATGAAATATATCTTACATTATTATGCATAACAATTACACTAAACTAAACTCAAGGAGAACTATGTCAAATAAACTATGTGAATTAGTAAGTAAGATAACATTTACTAATAAGACTCAGGAATCACTACTTAAGTCCTTAATTGATTGGACTAAGAATAATATGGATCTACAAATAATACAGAAAAGGAGCAAGAAATGATTACAACAAGATTTAAGTTGGATACTACAATGTTGCAGAGTAACACAGCGTCTCATTTAATGGCATTTATGTTAATGCAACGTGATTTATTAGTAAAAGCAATAGAGGTAGTAAAACTGTATGAAAAGTATAATGAACTACCATATAGCCCAGATATTAATACATTATCTAAAGGTGAGATTGAATTAGTAGCAAGAGACTTTGAGTATATTCTAAAGGCTCATACTCATGCATTACATCAAAGAACTGGTACTAAGATCTATAACAAGAAAGATGATGATGAGATGTATCATATGAAAGGCAAGGAGGCATAATGGGTGATAAGAAAATTATAGAAGGTTTAAAGATAGGCTTCG